CAAAATTAAAAGTGCTTTCTAATAAGCAGACAGATAAGTCCGTTGATTTAACTAACGGATTAGTTCGTCTCATGTATTATGAAAGTATTTTGCAAGACACAGTTAAATCTGAGATAGTTTTTGCTGATACCGGCAACTCCATAGACGACAAGTCTGTATTAGAGGGTCTTCCATTAGTCGGAACAGAAGATGTTGAGTTGGAATTTAAGGACAATAATGACACAACACTTAAAATAAATCTAAATGTGAATAAAGTTACTCTAGTAAATGAAGAGAGTACATCATCCATGGTAAGATTGGACTTAGTATCTGAAGAATTTTTGCGAAACGAGGGAGGATCATCAAGACTTAACGTAAGATTTGATGGAAAAATATCAGATCACATAAGAAGAATCTTGACTGATTTTTTAAAAACAGAAAAAACATTAGATATTGAAGAGACTAGTAACAATTATAATTTTATAGGAAACAATCGGAAACCATATTATGTACTGAACTGGTTGTCTAAAGCTTCAATACCTACAGTTGCAGGAGAGAAAGGAAAGACCGGAGGATTTTTCTTTTTTGAAACCTCTGAGGGATTTAAGTTTAAATCTATTGATGGTCTTTTTAAGCAAAAGCAGAAAAAGTCCTTAATCTATAATTTGACAACAGACTTACCTGCAGGGTATGATACCAAAGTATTAGACTTTCAAGGAGATAACCTCATACGATCTCAAGAAAAACTTAAAATAGGTGCATATGGAACAAGATTAGTTGTATTTGATCCATTTAACTGTTTTTATGAGGTCATAGAACAAACGGCAAATGACTCAAAGGATGGCACAGAGTTGGCTGCAAAGGAATTGCCAAAGTTAAATGATAAATTTGAATCCGATAGTAAATTTACACGGACCACTTATAGACTTATTGACACTGGAACTCTTCCTAGCGGAACAACACAGCAACAAATTGATAAATCAACGGAACAAAATTTTGAATTGCAGAAAATAATGAATCAAACTATTCGTAGATATAATCAATTATTTACTGGCATGCAGACCGTAACTATTCCTGGAGACTTTAGTTTACATGCAGGAGACACTTTGTTTCTTGATACTCCAGGTCTCAGACCAAAGAAGGAAGATGAATTGAATAAAGAATATGGCGGTCTATATATTATAGCTGATTTGTGTCACTACATATCACCCGAAGAGACCTATACTAAATTAAATCTTGTAAGAGATTCTTTCGGGAGAAAAGGAAACCACACTACTAACATTCCATTATGAGCGAAGAAAAAAGTATCCAACAGCACATTAACGACGATAAAGATCTTTTAGAAAACGCCACTTTATCTCCTCAAATGCGTCGTCATGTATCAGATGAATTAGATCATCTTGAAAAGTATCAGGCAGCACACCCTGATGAAGACCATGATCCAACAGCATTTGAAATGTATTGTGACGAGAATCCAGACGCAGACGAATGTAGAATTTACGAGGATTGATGGAAGGAGGAGCGTTATTTAATCCAGGATTTCTTGGTGGTAATTTTCTCTGGTGGATCGGAGAAGTTGCTGATGATTCAACGTGGCGAGAGAACATAAGTGAATCAAAGATAGAAGATAAAGATCAAACTCCTGGATGGGGATATCGCTATAAAGTTAGAATCATTGGTCTTCATGACCAAGAAGAATCTTCCATTAAATCTGATCAGTTACCCTGGGCTCAGGTAATGTATCCCATCACCGCAGGTGGTGGACAGGGAGGATCTTTCCAAACACCTGCTATTAGGCAGGGAAATTTTGTATTTGGATTTTTCTTAGATGATCAGGATAAGCAAGTTCCTGTCATCATGGGAGTTCTTGGAAACAATTCCAAGACAACTCTAAATACGAGAACAGCATTGACGGGGGGTAAGAACTTTACACCTCAAAGTCATTTTGCCAGAACACAAAAGAGAGATCCTACAAAAAGAACAGCAGACTCTGAACTTAGAACTGAGAGACCATCTAAAGGATTTCCTACTCATGAATCTGCAGATGCAGTTCATCTTGAGTGCGTCCGTGATGTAAAGAAGGATGATGTTTTAAAAAGAAAACATGCTCTTGCTTGTCCTGATCCACATGAAGATAGTCCGATGAAGTCAATTCAGACTATCATGGAAGGTTTGACTGAGAAAATACAAAATATACAAAAATCACTACAATTTTATGCTAACGCGGCCGCATTGCCAGTAAAAAATGCACTCAAAGAAATTGATAGGGTTATATCGGAAGCTGCTACAGAAATAGCAAAGCATATGAAGGAGATATATGCTAAGGTACAGAACTTTGTAACAGATACTTTTAATAAAACAACTCAACCTCTACTAAACATAGCACCTCCAACATTTAGAACAGACTTATTAAAGAAACAACTGAAAGGTTTTGAAGCACTTGTATGCATCTTTAACAAAATTATAAAAGGACTTCTCGATCAAATATTGAAAGCTCTAAAAGGTGCCTTTGATAGGAAAGGAAAAAGTTCAGGGTCTGGAACTGGTCCAACTCCACAATCAAATTTGGATCCTAGACTAGCACAACCAGGAGGGACTTTACCGATTTCAACTGTATTGGGGACTGGTGCTGGAACTGGGACTGGTGCTGGTGGCGGGACTGGAACTGGTGGTGGTGGAACTACACCAGGAGGTGGTGGTATCAATGATGCTACTAATATTAATGACACACCAAGAATCCCTTTACCAACACAACCACAAACTGGAACTCCCTCAGAATTTGATACAGACTTTCCAATTCCACCACTACCACCAGGCGGATTTTACTCACCAAGCCCGATCTGTGATACTGAAGAATTAATTAGTGAGGTATTGGGTGGCAATCTTAATGAGATAATGCAAGCATTTGATGCTGCAGTAACTCCAGTGGTCTTTGCAAGTAGAGACTTTTTAACTTTAGATGCTTATTCTGGAACTACATATGCTAAACAAATTTTAGGGGCAAAACCACAGAAGATTATTCGTAAGTCTGTTTCTCCAGCAGCTGTTAAAACAACTCTTTCCTCAGGAGAATTGCAAGTAGCAATGGTTCAACTTCTTGCAAATCAACTTGGTGTAAGATCATTCAGAACATCTACCAATGATGCTCGTGAATTTGTACAAAACCCAATTGAAGGACTTATATCCATTCTTTCAAGTATACCTGACCTTCCTTCGGGAGGTAGTTTAAAGGATATATTACTCGCTGCAGCATCGATTGAATCATCAACTCCCCTGTTCTTAACTCCAGGAACATTATCATCATTTGTGGATTCCACAGTTGATTTTTTAAAAACTGGAGATTTAACAAGAGGATTCTCTGCTCTTGCAGGTGTCCTTCAAGGAGTTGATCAAACAACACTTGGAAACATTGGATCTGCATTTAGTGCAATGAAGTCTGGTAACATTACTGGATTGGTAAAATCTTTAGGCCCCATTGTTGGTATTGATCCTGAACTTTCAAATTTAGTCACACAATTTATAGAGGATCCTGCCTCTGCAGCATTTGGTATTGTTGATGATTTGATTGGTGGATTGGGAGCTATCGGAGGAATTAATTTTGATGTAGGTTCAGCATTATCATTCATATCATCACTAACGGATTTCTTCTCATGCGATCCAAAACCAGAGTGTTCTCCAAATGATACTTTTACACTACAAAGTGGTGGTAGTGGAAAACCTGGAGTCGAAAGACCCAATTTAATTAATATCGGTGATGCTGCTATAGAAAAAGCAGAAAATTTTGAGGAAGGCAATATAGAAATAGTTGCACAGTCAGAGAAGAAACCTTTTAGAGGCCCTCAACGACTTGAGGTAGTACCGTTTGATGGTGGTGCTGAAACTGAAGAAGAACCAGATGGAGGAGAAACATAATGCCATTCATTTCTGCATCAAGAGACAGAGTAAGAGTAGGATATATTAGTGAATTTGATGGATATATTAGTGGATTATCCATTGATGATGCTAACAACTATGAGAAATTATCTCCCGGAACAATTTTTATCTTTGTTAATGGAGATAATGAGGTAAAATATTTGAACATCGATGAAGTTAATGCATTAACTTCTCGCGATTTAAGAAGAACAAAACCATGTAATATTGGACCATCACCATGTGGCCCTCCAACGATTAACTTCTTTGGTGGAGGTGGGATAGGTGCCGCAGGAAATCCGGTCATAGATGCAAATGGGACCATCATGGCAATTGATATTGTTAATAGTGGATTTGGATACGTCACTCCTCCTAGTATTAGCATCATAGATCCATGCAATAATGGTAACGGAGCAGTTTTAGAACCAGTCATTAGTGATGGCACAGTCACTACTGTCATTGTACAAGATGGTGGATCCGGATATTTGCCATCAACTCAACCACCAGCAACCGATGAAGGAGGAACTTCATCAGAGTATCCAACGTTGGTTGTATTGACTGATGTGATAGTTACTAATCCAGGTATAAATTATTTGCCTACAGATCCGATTATAATTACTCCCAACAATGGAACTGGATTGACATTTGAACTTGATCCATTTGGAAAAGTTAACTCCGTAAAAGTAAATCCTGGGGGAAATTTTACATCTTTACCAGACATATTCATTGACAGTGACACTGGACTTAATGCAAGATTTATTCCTGTCTTTGATGTCATTCGGGATCCATTAGTTCCTCAAGTGGCTGATCCTGGAGATGTTGTTCAAGTATTTGATCTTATTGGTTTACAAATTAGTGGATATATTGACGGTAAACCTTACTATGGAAACGTATTTTATGATAATGGAATAAAATATGCAGGAATTAGAAATACTGGAGTCAGAGTATATGAATCCATACAAGAAAGTATAACCAAAGAAGTTCTACCAGTTGCACCTCAGCAGGTACAACCACAAACAACAACTGAGGAAGAATCACCAGAGATCTCAGAACCAGCGGATGACATCGTAACTGTTGAGAGGGATGAAACTCGTCGAACTACAGATCCCACTCAAAATGTTCCGACGAGCACGACCACGACTACGACTTCAACTACGAGTCCAAGTCCCAGTCCTTCACCATCTCCAAGTCCTTCACCATCTCCAAGCAGTGGTGGAGGATCCTATGGTTACTAATAAATATTATCAATCTCTCTAATTTAGTTTATGTCAGGAGAAAAGAAGAATTTTTGGACTCAAGTAATTGGAGCGATGAACGGTGCAATCACCTTTGGAGGTCTCACCAAGGATAAGGGTGTTACATCTAGCGTTGAGATTCAAGGTCTTGATGGTAGACACTTTATAGATTTAACCGAAGATGGTGAACGTGAAGGATGGACTACGGTGAATGCTCCCGGAGCAGTCAATGTCAACGCTGGAGAGGATTTAACAAAGGGTCAGAACGGCATCTTTTTAAATACTGAAAATGGTGATATAATTATTAGGGCTAGAGATGGAAAAGTTCGCATTGAAGGAACCGATGTAGAAATATGTGCCCAAGGAAAAGATCCTGAAGGTAATTTCTGGGTTAGTTCAAATCAAAGCGCCAAGATTGATTCAAAAAACATCACTCTTGATGCAAAACAGTCATTAAAACTACTTTCAACTGGTTTTATGACAATAAATGGTAAACTGGGCACACAAATTTTATCATCCATAATTCATGGAGTATCTTGTGCAACAGATCCAGATAAAAAACCAGGTCAAATATAAGGAGAAGTCATGGCATTTCAATTTGATGAATCACACGTATATGATGGTCAACAATTAGTATGTAAAAATAATGTGCTTCCAGTAGCACTTGGTGTTGGCCCGTCTAAAATTAAGTGTTCATCATATCATCAAGGCCCATTGTTAGTCGGGAGTCCAGGACAATTTCCGTCAGTGTTCGCCACCGTCATGATTGGTCCTTCCGCACATGGATCACCA